CAATCATCCGAAATATCATAACAAAATATATTCATATAATATAAATTACGTAGTAAATTTTTTATTAATTTATTATCATTTCCAGTAATATAAATAAAATAATTAATATTTTTTATATTTTCATCTATTAATAACTTTTCTTCATTATATGTTAATTTAAACATATTCAAATTTAAACATATACACTTTTTTTGTAATTGTTGTGAAATTAAATTACTTTCATCTATAAAATATTTAATATTTTTATTAAGTGTTATACAAATATTAAAATTGGGTGTAAACAAAATAAAATCAATATAATTTAATTGAATATTATAATGATGATAAATATTTTTATAAATAAATTGTAATTTTGTTTTAATAAGAATATCGTAAATATTTTTACATAAAATACTCATTATAACTTAATATGATAAAAATTTTTATAAAATTTGTTTTAATCTATTATATAATTCTATAGATTTTTCGTATTCTTTTTTATTACCAGAAACAACATCTGCAGAAAAACCAAATGGAATATTTTTTTCTTTACATAATTCTATTAATTTTTTATATATTTCACATGATTTATTCATACTGTATTCTATATAGCTTTCTTCATTATCTTCTCTTAATTTTAATTCTGTAATATCTGTTTCAAAATTATCATCAAAAATTACACCTAAACATTTCATAAAATTTATTGTAGATTCTGATGCAAATAATGCAAAATTAAATATTATTCGTGCAGGTTTTACTTTATTTGTAACACATAAATGTACATATTCATTTAATAGATCTGCAAAAATATTATAATTATAAACTATTTGAGTTATAAAAAATTTATACTTATTTACTGTTCTATTTAACATTAATTCTGCCTCATTTAAATTATATAATATTTTTCTCTCTGGTAAACATACTCCTCCATATATTACTTCTTTATATTTTTCATCTACTTTATTTACAACATAATCTAATGCTTTTATTCCATTTATAAGACCATCTCGTGAACCACCTCCTATCCATACTACTGTGTTTGCGTTACGTTTAGTAATTGAATCATCTAACCATTTATCTAATGCAGAACTTGTCGAATTTTTTGGAATTGCTCTATATAAAATTATAGGATTTGAAGGAAATTTTTTAGAAATAAAGTTTGCAAAAATATCGGCTTGTTCTTTTTTTATAAATTTAAATGGACGTTCTGCACCATTTTTACATTTTTCTTCTTGAATATCATATACTATTAATCCAGTAGGTTTGCATTGTTCAATAACTGTTTGTATGTTATTATAATGTTCTAATTTCATATTAGTTGATGCACAATCATTTGGTGCTGCTAAAGCATATAATCCGACAATTTCTTGTGGGTTTAGTAATTTTGTTTGTAAATTTTTTTGTGCTTCTGTAATAGCAGAGCCTATTTGATTTATAAGATTTAAATATTTATTCTTATATTTCATATATTTTTCTTGATAACTCATATATATTATATAAACAAAAAATTGAAAAAATATCTTATTTAATTAAAACCAAATATCCCTTAACCGGCTATAGGTGTTAAAACACCTATGTCGGTTAAGATTCCTTTAACTTTTATTTGTTTCTCTGAACGAATAAAGGATATAAAAATATGTCAAAATATGTCAAAATATAACAAAATATATAATGATAATATGCTTAAACAAGAAGAAATTATAGAAAAACAAGATGAAAGGATAATAATAATTATTATTATGACTATTATTTATTTTACTAAATAGTTAAATATCACAATCACACATAAATCCATAATGTTCTTCTAAATATGTCTTATGATTTTTTATTTGTTTATTTTCTAAATATGAATCAAATATTTCTTCTCCTTTATTGATATTTTTTTTTGCTTTTAATATCATACATCCACTATTTTTATCTAATGTAAAATATACATTTGGTTTACATGAATGATTTAATTTTGCAATAAGTGGCAAAGTAAGAGGACCATATTCATTACCTTCAAATGCATTAAAAATATATTTTGCAAAATAATATTCTAATTCATCCTTTTGATATTCTATTAAAAAATTATATAATTTTTTATCTGTATTTTTAATAGATTTTAAAATTTTATGAACAGATTTTATCATGTCTGTTTTTATATAATTATAATTACGTGGATATAAATTTATAATATCTTTATTATTTTTATTTTCAATATATTTTTTTAGAATTTGTAATTCTCTATTTTTATCATCCATACCAAAAATATTTATTTGTGAAAATTCGATTATTAATATTTCATCTTTTTTAATATTTTCATCACATATAACTTTATTATAATCTTTTTGATTTATTATTTTTATTTTATCAGATATAAAATTTTGCTGTGATACATTTTTAGGATATTTATATATCATTTTATTTTATTAGTTTAATATTAAAATAAATAGATTATATATATTCTGTTTCAATTTTTATATTATCAATTTATAAGGTAAATTGATAATATAAAAATTCCAAGGCTAGAAAAATATAAATATTCTTGTAGCGTTTCAATTTTTATATTATCAATTTATAAGGTAAATTGATAATATAAAAATTCCAAGGCTAGAAAAATATAAATATTCTTGTAGCGTTTCAATTTTTATATTTGTTAACAAATATAAAAAAATTCTAAGATAATTTTATAACAGATTAAAATATTCTAAGGCTAAAAAATATTAATATTATTATTGCTTCAATTTTTTATTTTATCTTTTAGATTAAATTAAAAAGTTATTTAATGATAAAAATATTATATAAATATTATATAAATAATATGGAAGATAATGAAATAAATGAAATGAATGAAATGAATAAAATTAAAAAGTATGATTTATCAATTATAATTCCATTTTATAAGAAATATGAGGAATTAAAATATTCAGTAATATATAATGAATCCCAATTTAGTTTGGTTAATGAAGTTATTTTAATAATTGATGAATTTTGTGATTTTGATAAATTAAATAATTTTTTATATTTATTAAATTATAATATAAATTTTAAAATATATATTAATTCTGAAAATCATGATTGGCGAAATCCGGCTATAGTAATAAATTTTGGTATAAAAATGGCATCGAGTACTTATTGTTTAATTATGTCTCCTGAATCAATCTTATTAGATAATGCTATTAAAAATTTATATGAAAATACATCAGATAATACTTTTTGTGTTGGACAAATATTATTTATAACACCCAAAGTAATACAAAATTTAGATAATTTTCAAATAAATAAATTATTTAGTAATACTCCAACTAGAAATAATATATATATTGGACCAGTTTATTTTGGTTCTATATGTTGTAGTAAAAAAAATTTATTAAATATAAATTTATATGATGATAATTTTAATGAAAAAGGATGGGGTGGAGAAGATAATGACATTAGAACTAGATTAATAGAAAAGGGTATAGAAATGATAGAAAATAAATATGTAAAATTAATTCACATTGAAAATGATATTGAATATCATTGTAGATTAAATAATAATTATACAAATAAAAAAAAAGAAATAACACAAAAATATGATAATTTTATAAAATTAGATAATTTATTAGATTATAATTTAGATAAAAAATTATTTATTGATAAAATAAATAATATAAAAGCTATAACACATTTTGAGTTGAATAATATAATAATGAAAGATTATCCAATAATTTTATTAACACAAGCATATAATGAGAATAATAATGCTGAAGATTTTTTAAATAATATTCATAATTGTGTAGATGGAATCATATGTGTAGATGATGATTCAACTGATGATACATGGGATTTAATAAAATCATCAAAATTACTGTTAAAAATAAAAAAAAATAGAATAACATTTAATGATTTAGAAAATAGAAATTTATTATTACAAATATTAAATGAAGTTTTTATACAAAATAATATTAATTTTAAATGGTTATTATGGTTAGATTTTGATGAACGTATAAATAATAATTTAAATATTATTAATAGTTTTCGTAATACTATTTTATCACCACGATTAAGATATAATATATTAAATTTACCTATATTTCATATGTGGAATGAATACGAGTATAATACTGAATATCCATATTCATTCAATGGAATTCAATATCATACTAGATTAATTAGATATAATAAAAATAAACCAATGATGATTAATAATACAGAAAAATTACATTTTAATTTAAATCATTATGATGACAAAAAAATGAATATAAATTTTTTTATAAAACATTTAGGTAATAACACAAGTGAAAAAAGAAATCGTAAATACGAATTGTATACAAAAAAATATGATAAAGATTTAATATATCAAAAATCATATGAGCATTTATTAAATAATAATCCTAAACTAAATAAATTTACATATATTAAAAATAATTTATTTATTTTTTAATGAATAAATTCTATTTCTTTTTCTAAATTTAAGTTAAATTTATTTTTTACTGATTCTATTATCTCATTAATTAAATTTGTAAAATTATTAATCATATTTTTTTGATTATCTGTTGATATATTTATTAATATATTTGGATTTTTATCCAAAAAATAAATGTTATTTATTGTTTTACCTCTATATTTTAGATCATCTAATAATTTCCAAGCATATATAATTTCATTTTTATTTAAAATATTTTTAAATACTGAACCTAAATTATTTTCTAAAGAATATTTATTAGTCCTAATATCTAATATTTTATTATAATTTTGATATAATTCATTAAAAAAAAGTGAAGATTTATAAATTTTAAATGTTACAAATAAAATAATATAATTTTTACTTTTAAATATACTGTTTCTATAAGAAAAACATATATCATTATTTGATATTATTTTAATATTATAATTCTCATCTAATATTGTACAATTATATAATATATCTTTTATTTCTAATCCATATGCTCCTGCATTATTACATATTGCACCTCCAATTGTACCAGGTATACCTGTTAATTTTGTTATATCTAAATTATTTTTTAATGTAATATCTACGATATCTTGTAATTTATTACCAGAACTACATTTTATAAAATAGTATCCGTTTTTATTATATTTAATATTTACATATTTTATTTTATTTTTTATTATTAGTCCATCATAATAGTGATCAAAATAAATATTTGTTCCATCACCTATTATTTTATAATTTATTTTTAATTTTTTACATAATAATAGTATGTTTTTTAATTGATTAATATTATAAAACTCCAGATAATATTTACATATTCCTCCAATTTTTATATTTGATAATTTAGATGTATCATAATTAAAAAACATATTATTTGCACTCATTATTAAATTTATATTTTTATCATAATCAATATATCCTCTATCTATAATGTGTATATTTAATAATTTATTTGATATATTTTTTAATTTTAATAATAAATATAATGACATTCCCCCTCTTAAATCAGTACATTTAAATTCGGTATTTATATCAAAGTTAATATTCTCAAATTTTTTTTTATCGATTATTATTTTATTATTTAATTGTGTTATATTGTAGCCTAATTTATTATATTCTGTAATATAATCAAACCTATTATTCCATATTTCTTCAGTTATTTCTGTTTTTTCTTTCGTATCATTTATAAATAACGATAATAGACATAAAAATGGTTGTATATCGGTATAAATATCTGGAAAATAACCAGTATTTATTTTAAAATGTGTTAATATATTTCTTTTTATTAAAAAATACTTTTTTTTTATCTGTATTAATTCTATTCCAATTTTTTCTAATAAATCTAAACTTTTACCTAAACTCTTTTTTTTTATTTTACCAATATTATATGTGCTTATACTGTTATCATTTAAATTTATCGCTGAAAAAATAATAAAAGTTAAATTTTCTATTGGATCATTATTAATATAAAATTTTATTATTCTATCTGTTTTATTAATATTAATATCATTATTTATTATTATTTTATCATTATTTTGTATAATATTTTTTCCTATTAATTTTAAAAAACTTATTACATCTGATATATATGGATCTTTTGCACAATTTCTTAATATAACTTTTGAATTAAATTTAGAATATATTAGTAATCCATTGATAGTTGCACCAACACTTGGTATTTTAAATGTATAATCTATGTCTCTATCTATTATATTACCATTTATCTCTAATATATTATTATTATAAATTGCTGTTTTTCCTGATAAATTTATTAAGTCTATATGAAAATCTATTTTTCTATTATTTTTATCTAAATTACAACCACCACCTAATTCATATACTAAATTTGTATTATATAAAGTAGAACCTATAAAATAATAAGTAGCTCTTGAATTTGTTTTGTAAATAATTTTTTTTGGCATATTCATATTTCGTGTATCTATTGTTATTCTATTTTTATATATTTGTATATCTATATCAAATTGTTTTAATATTTCTAATTGGGTTTTAACATCATCTATTAAAAATACATTATAAAAAATATATTTATTTTTTTCTAATAATGTAGATGCTATTAGTGGTAATACTGAATTTTTTGATCCATGTAATATAATATTCATTATTAATTTATAATATGTTTAATGTTTAAATATATTATATATATATATATATATATATATATGGAGTTAGCAGACATATTAAATGCAAGCATTAATGATGATATTTTAAATATTACATATAAACAAAATTATTTTAATTATACTAATCCATCTACATTACAAGTATTAAATAATATAGCTTTTGTTATTGACAATAAAAATAATAAAATCGTTATAGGTGGTACGACAACAAATGAAACTAGTTTAAGTTTAGATTTAATCATATCAAGATACAATCTTAATGGTACTATTGATAATAGTTTTGGTGTAAATGGTAAATTATATATTGATATATCCGGTAATAGTTTTGATATATTAAATGATATCCAAATTGACAATAACGGAAATATATATGTGTTGGCATTAATCGAAAATTTAAATACTAGTCCTTCTGGAGAGTATTTACAACCATCATATATTATTTTAAAAATTGATGGAAATCAAAATATTACAAATCATGTATTTTATAATCAAAATTACAATTTTGAATATAATGGTGAATCATATTTAATTATTGATAATGATAATAATTTATATTTAATAGATAATAAGACTATTGTTTATTGTAATAATAATTTTAGTAATATCACCTATTTTGAAAATCCTAATTCTCGTATAAAATATGTATTAGATATAAAAACTAATAATTTATTATCAGTGGATAGTGACAGTATTAATGAATATGATAACACTGGTACAAATGTTTATACTAAAACATTTACAAGTGATATTACTATAGTATATCAGAAATATGTAGTTAATTCTGATGGTATAATATATCAGTTAAATTATGATTTAGGTAATGCGGAAATAAAAATTAACAAAATTATTCCAAATTTTAATAATGCAAATAATCCCACAGTAAATACATATCTTATATCACAATATTATTTATTTGAAACTGGATACGGTGAAAAAAATATTTTTGATATAAATATAGATAATAAAGGTAATATTAATATTATTTTTGAAGAATTAGATGAAGTAAAAAATATTATTAATTTTATTTTAATAAAACTTGATAATAATTGTAATATATCACAAAAAATTACTACAAAATTAGCAGATAGTGATGCAGTATACATAAATAAAAAATTACAAATAGATAATAATAATAATGTATATGCATTTTATGCTAAAAATAAATTAAATTATAATGCATACGAAATACATAAATTTTTAGAAAATTATAATATTGATATTACATTTTCAGCAAATGGTATAATGAATCATGATATTGGTAAATTTATAAAGGAACCAATTGATATGTATTTTACAAAAGATAAAAATATTTTAATTGGAGGTACAACATTTTACAATAATTATGATTTTTTAATAACTAAAATTAATACATTTGGTGAATTAGATAAAACTTTTGGCAAAGATGGATTGTTGCGTTTGGATAATAGTGGAAACATTGATATATTTTTTAATATTATTGAGATTGCGGATGAATATTATATATCTGGATTATCTAAAAATAATAATATTTATGAATTAATTTTTATTGTGATTAATAATAAAGGAAATATTATTAAAAAATTATATACAAATTTAGCAGTAAATAATTTATATGCTATAAAAGATATAAGAGAAAGTAGCAATATTAATATATTTTATTCGGATATTGATGATGATTATTTTTATGCAATATATGATTTTAAATATGATTTAAACACAATTATTAAAAATTTTAATTTAGGTAAATTTAATATGCCACAATTTCTAATTCCAATAGAACCACAACTTCATTTATATCATTTATATAGTGATTTTCGAATTATATTTGATAGTTATAAAGATAATAATTTACATTTCATAAAAATATATATGTACTATTTTAATCCAAATACAAAAGATTTTACACTATCAAATACGGCAAGTATATTATTAAATGATTATTATAAAAATATTAATAGCGTTAAAAAAATTATTGCATTTAATAAAGAATTTTTTTCAGATGATATATATCTTTCTATCATATTAAATGTATCTAATAAAGATAAATTTCTACTATTAAATGGAAAATTTTCTTTAGATTGGAAAAATATAAAAATTAAATTTATTTTAAACACAGAATGGAATAATAATTCTGGATATATATCAAATACAAACTATAATATTATTCCGTCAAATTATAAGTTTGCTACAACAGTGGTTACAGAACAGGTAGAGAAATTATTTTCAAAAAATTTAACAATTACTAAAATTGATATAGATTCATCTTTAGATATAATATTAGGAGGTACATATGAAACTGATTTTTCAGGTAATAAATTATTTTTTATGAAATTACAAAATAATGGTTATATTAAAAATATAGTAACTGATTTTACAGATAAACGTGATTCTCGAACAAATTTAAATACTTTTATAATAACCGATTATAATGAAATAATATATTCATCTACACCTATAAACTATATATCAACATATATCAATAGTTCAAATTTATTAAAATTATATTCAAACTTTTATAAGGTTGATTTAAATCCCGTGTTATATCCTGAATTAAAATTTACATTTAATTACAATAATAAAGATTATTCGTATGAAATACAAAATAAATATTTAACAATAATAGAAATAGATAAAGAAAAACGTATTTATAAATTATTATATAACTTAAGTAATTATCCAAATACTTTATTGACTATTGACTTCAGTGTGAGTAACTTTAATATCTATAAATATAATGATATCACACGATTTTTACTTTCAAATAATAATATATTATTACGTAATAAACTAAAATAATTTAATATTATATTTTTTATATATGATTGAAATATTTGAACCCAAAATAATAAATAATTTAATTACATATCCGGTAAAAATAAATAAAATATTATATAGATTTAAAATATTATATACAAATTATTTTGATAAATTAAATACAAATATTGATGGTATTGTTGTAATGATGTTATCTATTGCAATATGTAATAAATGGACGATTAAATCAAAATTACCAATTGATAGTTTATTATGTGAAAATTTATTAAATATTGTTGATATATATAAGAAATATCATCATAAACATACTTATTTATTAAGTCATATATCTCGAGATGATTTAGAATTAATTTTAGATATGCCACGTATTACTAGAATTAAAAATACTACAGGTATTAAAATTGCACCTTTTAGCCTAGGGGTTGATAGTTTATATACATTATTATTTAATTTAAATAATTTAACACATTTAATATATATTGTAGAACTTGATAACTCATATCATATTAAAAATTTTAATAATAATTTAATTGAATTTAGTAAAAAATATAATAAAAAATTAATTATTGCACGATCAAATTTTAAGCAAATTTTTAATTCGCTAAATTTACCCGGAACAGATTATGGTGTTTTTACATCAGATTTTATTTTAACAGCATCAATATATGCATTATCTCCTGAAATTATTTATTATAATGGAGGAGGAAAAGATATACCATGTTTAGTATCAAATTTAGAAATAAATAAATATATATTTGGAAATGAATTTAGTTCTATTTGTAATGATGCTTTGCGTATAAAAAAATTAAAATATATTTTAGAAAAAGATTCTGATATATTATATTTTTTGCGAGTATGTAACAATGAAATTATATGTACAAATCTTAAACATTATATAAATAATAATATATACTATACTGATATTTTTAATTGTGGTAAATGTGGAAAATGTACTCGAACATATGCATATTTATATATGTTAAATTATTCTAATAAAATTAAAACTTTTAAGGAATTTAATGATGATTATTTAAATTATTACATGGATAATATTTATAATAATTCAAATAAATGTTTAGCAACAAAATATTATGATATGATTTTTGATAATATATATAAAATATATAAAAAAAATAATAATAATCTTGATGATCTTGATAATTATGATCTTGTATTTGAAAATGATAATATTATTATCATTCATAAACAAAAAGATATTAATTTTTTCTTGTAAAATTTAATATTGTGTATAAGGTGGAGGAGGGGCGCCATAATTTACAGGATATCCTATTGGAACACTTGTGGTAGTTTGAGGTACATTTGCCCTTGGTTGTTCGTCT